CAAGGGGTTGTGCAAACATTCCAACCGATGTCCGCCACGACCAGTGTGCTCGGGCTGGTTCCAACCGATCTCGCCGGGCTCGGCCCCGCCGAACGGGACGAGTTCATCCGGCTACTCGACCGAGAACTGACCCTCGCCTCACCGGCCAGCTTCGCCGCCCGGCTCTCCCACGGGCTGTGGCAGCCGTACCGCCATCTCGTCCACGTCTCCGAGCGGATCGTCGAGATGATCGAGCGGGACACCTGCGACCTGATCCTCGTCGAACTCCCCGTCCGCCATGGCAAGACCGAGCTGTGCTCGCGGTGGACGCCCGCCTGGTTCGTCTGCCGCTACGGCAAGCGGGTGCTGCTGGCCAGCTACGAGGGCGACTTCGCCGCCACCCATGGGCGCAAGGCCCGCGAGATCGTGTCCGAACACGGACCCCGTTTCGGCGTCCACATCGACGACACCTCGCGGGCCGCCCATCGGTGGGACACCATCGACGGCCAAGGCGGCATGGGCACCGCCGGAGCCGGCGGCCCGCTCATCGGCAAAGGCGGGCACCTGCTCATCGTCGACGACCCGATCCGTAACGTCGAAGACGCGCAGAGCCCGGTGATGCGCGAACACCTGTGGGACTGGTGGCAGTCGGTGTTCATGACCCGGCGCGAGCCCGGCGCCAAGGGTCTCGTCATCATGTCCCGCTGGCACGAGGACGACTTGATCGCTCGTCTGCTGGCCCATGAAACCGGGATGCGGATCGAGCGCATCCGACTTCCCGCCATCGCCGAAGACGACGACCCGCTCGGCCGGACACCCGGCCAAGCGCTCTGCCCGGAACGGTACGACGAGGTCGCCTTGACCGGGTTTCGCACCGACGTCGGACCGAACGCGTGGGCGGCGATGTACCAGCAACGCCCGATCGCCATCGGCGGCGGCATGTTCCGTAAGACGGCGTTTGGCTACTGGACGTCGCGCATCGTCAACGAGCAGACCTTCTACCAGCTCGGTGATCACATCGTGCCCGACGAAGAGTGCTGGCGGTTCGCCACGATGGACCCGGCCTACTCGACCCGGTCCAAGCGCTCCGACTACACCGCTTGCGCTGTGTGGGCCGTCGCTCCCGGGGACCCGCCCAACCTGATGCTGCTCGACATGCGACGGGTCCGCGTTGAGCACGCCGAGCACGCCCCCCTGATCCGCGACGTGTGGGACACGTGGCACCCGGCGTGGGTTGGCATCGAGAAGCAGATGGCGACCCTGTCTCTGTTCACCGACGCCCAACGCGACGGCGTCGTCGTGCGCTGGCTGATGCCGGACAAGAACAAGATCGCCCGCGCCGAAACGGCGGTCGCCCTCGCCGACGCCGGCCGTGTCTGGCTGCCCCGCTCTGCCGCCTGGCTGCCTGACTTCCTCGATGAGGTCGTGTCGTTCCCCGTCGCCGCCCACGACGACCAGGTCGACACCCTCTCCTACGCGGCGATCGAGATGACCCGTCAAACCGTCCGGCCCCGCCACGTCCGTCGCGAGCCCGAGACCCGCGACGAGAAGTGCTGGGCGCAACTCAAACGCAACGACGCCCGGACCCGACTCCATCCGGTCCTCGGGAGGATCATATGACCGACACCGAAACCGAGCCCGCCGCTGCCGTCGACGACCCGGTCCCCACGACGCTCTACACGTACGGGCTGTCCGGCGAACCGTTGCGGATGGCCCCCGTCGACTGGCAGCCGATCATCGCCGCCATCCGCCGGGCCAACGTCGGCGACGACCTCGATGCCGCCGACATCCAACCGCTGCTTGATGCCACGTTCCCCGGGGCCGGCTACCAAGCCGACGATCTCGTCCTCCCTCATCCGCCAGCACCCAACATCAACAACGCTGGCGGCAACCAGAACACCGGCATCTACACCGACACCCCCGACGACGACCTCGACCTGCCCGCCGCCAACATCACCTGGGACTTCGGAGACGGCACCATCGTCCAGGGCGGCCACACCGTCACCCACACCTGGAAGACCGCCGGTGCCTACACGATCCGGCTGGAAATCGTTGTCGCCGGCCGGGTTTACAGCGACACCTTCGACCAACCCATCGGCAATGTCGCCAAACCGGTCGCCCCCGTCCTCACCGCCTTGATCCCGGACAGCGTCGGCTACGGCGGCTCCGACGTGCTGCTCACCATCATCGGCAGCGGATTCACCCCCGAATCGATAATCGTGTGGAACGGCGGCGACGAAGTGACCGTCGTCGTCTCCAACACCGCGCTCACCACCCGCGTCGAAACGTCCACCGCGACGGGTCCGCTCGCCGTGCCGATCGCCGTCCGCAACGGCGACCTCGTCTCCAACGAACTGACCTTCATGTTCGTCGAGGCCGCCCCGACCGAGACCGATGAGGAGGAGCCCGAGGAATTTGACCCGGCCAGTCACACCGTTGACGAGGTCGTCGCCTACGCCGACGAGAACCCCGACGAACTCGACCGGCTCATCGGCGAAGAGGAAACCGGCAAGGCCCGCGTCACCCTGCTCGAAAAGCTCCACGCGATGAGTGCAGATGCAACTACGTGACCGCTACCCGGTCGACACCGTCACCGGCGCCTGTCTCGTCACCGGCAACTCGACCGTCAAAGGCGACATCGTCGACCTCGATCTCGACGTCGACACCCTGCCCGCGTGGGGACGGGTGTGCATCTCCGCCGAAGGGGTCCGGCTGATGGCGACCTGTCTCGGCTGGAACGTCGACCCGACCGTCGACGACCAGCTCGACCAGCTCCGCGCCGAACGGGACGAACTCGAAGAGGAGAACCATCAACTCCGCGAGAAGTTGCGGACCATCGCCGACGCCCTCCGGGTGTCCGAAGTGATGGCCCTCGCCGACGCCGGCTCCTTGATCGAGGCGTCATCGTGACCGTCGAAGAGCTGTACAACGCGGTCGAAGCGCTGCTCCCCAGATACCGGGACAAGCCGGTGCTCGCCGGCTCGACCGTTGAGCCCGGCGTCCACATCCTCGTCACTCCGAGCGAACTCCGCCCCGACGAGGATCGGGTGCTGCTCGCGATGGAGCCGTTCTCGTGATCGCGGCGGTCATCGCACTCGGCGCGGTGGTCGTCGTACTCGCCTGCGTGCTGGGCGTCGTGGTCAGAACCCACGGCGAAGAAAGACGGGAATGGGCGTCCGAGCGCCGCAGCCTCGTCGACCGGGCCATCGCTCGGCACGCAGGCGAAACCATCGCCCTGGATCGGGCCGCCAACCACAGCACCGAACGGGAGAAGCCCCCGCAGGTGCTTGTCGAAGGGATCAACTGATGCCCGACACCTGGAACCTCACCACCCTCATCGCCATCGCCGCCCTGATCCTGTCGGTCATCTGCGCCGTCAAGGTGTTCTGAGCGATGCCGGGACCGCAGGTGAAGAACTGGCCGCAGTACGAGAAGCTGCGCGGCAAAGGGTTCTCCAAGCAGTCGGCGGCCCGGATCACCAACGCCTCCGCCGGTCAGGCCCGCCAGCTCGCCCGACGTCGAAGCAAGCGGCGGCGGCTGCGATGAGTGACGCCGGCACCGGGTCACCGGTCGGGGTCAAACCCGGCGAACCGATCACCGCGTCGAAGGTGCGCGAGCTGTGGGACCGTGGCGTCAAGGCCACCCGCCACGAACGGGAACAGGCCGCGGTCAACGCGCAGTTCCTCCGCAACCGCCAATGGGTCTACTTCAACCGGGGCAGCGGCCGGCTCGAAGAGGTACCCCGCACGCCGGCCCGGGTCCGGGCCACCGTCCCGCGCATCGGTCCCGACAGTCGACGCATCGTCGCCAAGTTGATGCGGCGAGCGCTCACGTTCGACGTCCAGCCGACCTCACCCGACGACGCCGCGATCCGGGCCAGTCGCATCGGGGAAGCCGCCCTCGTCGAGACGCAGCGCAAGCAGAGCTGGGAAGACCTGCGACTCGACCACACCTACTGCGTGTGGGAGGCCGGCACCGCCGGCATCGCCGTCGAATGGGACACGTCGGTCGGCGCCCCGCTCGGCATGACCCCCACCGGTCGCATGATCGGCACCGGCGACGTCCGGCTCCGCTCGGTGTCGATCCATGAGATCGCCTGCGAGCCCGGCACCCGCGACCTCGAACGGGCGATGTGGTGGATACACGGCGTGGCGCTGCCGCCACCCGAAGTGCAGCGGATGTACGGACTGGCCACCGAGCCCCGGGCCGACGCCCGCGCCGTCGACCTGGTGTGGCGGTTCTCCGACGGCGACCTCAGCTCGAACACGCCGCTGACGATGGTGCTGACCTACTACCAGCGGCCCAACGGCGCCGAGCCCGGCCGGGTCGGTACCGTCGTCAACGACCAGTTCGCCGATGCCGGCGAGTGGCCGTTCCCGTTCAACGACCGGCTCAACATCGCGGTGTCCAGAGTCGAACCGATCCACGGCCGGTGGTACGGGCACACCCCGGTCTCTGACGCCGTCGGCGTGCAGGCCATCTACAACGCGTCGTGGTCCTCGATCGTCGAGCACATGCGGCTGTGCGGCAACGCCCGGCTGTGGTGTCCGATCGGATCGGTCGACGACATCGAAGAGCTGACCGACACGCCCGGCGAGGCCGTCGAGTACAACCCGATCAACGGCCAGTCCCCCGAGTACAAGGCGCCGCCGGTGATGCCCGACTGGTGGATTCGTCAGCCGGCGATGCTCGAAGCGGCGATGGATGACATCCTCGGCGTGCACGACGTCAGCCGAGGCGAGGCACCGTCCGGGGTCGAGTCCGGAGTGGCCCTCTCCATCCTCTCCGAGAACGACGACACCCCGGTCGGTGCGCTCGCCAAGACCCTCGGCGAATGCTGGGGGAGGGTCGCCACGATGGTCCTGAAGCTGTACGAGTCCAACGTCCGCGAGTCCCGCCAGTCGATGATCTACGGGCCGTCGAACATTCCCGAGGTCGTCACCTGGTCCGGCGGCGACATGATCGGCCAGACCACCGCCACCGTCCCGCTCGACGCCGTGATGCCCCGCTCCCGGGCGGCGCAGGCCGCCTACGCGATGCAGCTTTACGACCGCGGGATCATTCAATCCGGGGTCGAATT